ATCTTTAAGTTCGTACTGTTTATAGTAACTGCTTACTAAGTATTTACCTTCTTCAATGTCTTTTTTATCTACTACTGACCAACAAAATTCTGGTCTAAAATTTTGTGCATTCCCTATGTATGCATATACTTTACCATCACCTAATTGTTTTTTAATATCTCTAAGTATTATCTTTTCATCCCTTGTTTTTTCTGTTGTGTCAAATCTTCTTAAGACTACTTGTTCAAATGTTGCATCTTTCTTAAATATGTTTGCTGAATATCTTTCATACACTGGGCGAACAAGTATATCTACTTCTGTGCTTTCTGGTGTCCTGTACCTATCGTTAGGATTCCCTTCCATTAAGTTCCCTTTAAGGAATTTACTTGCTGCATTTGGGTCTTTCCAAATATGGCAGTTCAGTACTGTATTACAGAAGGTTCTGCAGTAATATGTATGGTCATTTAATGTGTATGTTTCTACTCCTTCTGACATATTCCAATGTGTAATATCATCATGCAGTACATACACGTTGTTTCTATCCGCTATTGCCATTATACATAATGGTTTCGATGCATTATTATCTAATGCCATAAAATATGTGTCTCTTAGTGTTTGTTCTTCTTTAGTAAATCTGTTTCTTATTTTAACTTTCTCCACGTATGAATATCTTATCTTGTCTTCTTCTACAAGTTTATCCAGTTCTTTTTTTATAATTTCATTTGCTTTTTCCTTATCTCTAATTAACACTTCCTTCTCCTTTCATTAAAAATGAGGGGCTTCCCACCCCTCTTGATAGTTCTTTTCATAGAGCAAAGTTCTATTAACATAAACAACCGTCGCTTCCCGTTGTCATTATTTGTCACAACCCCATAGCCACCTCGTAGGACATCCAGTCGTTTTAAAGAGTTCGACCTCTCTGTTTATTAACCGTTTTTCTTCGGTGCAGATACATAAAGTTGCATACCATCTTTAATTGTATCTGAGTCTCTTAGTACGTTTGAATCTTCATCAATGATTTTCATACCTACTAAATCATTTGCAGCCTTGAAATCTCTTACTAAAGTTCCTTCTTCTGCTGTTACTTTTTGTCTGCCTGCTAATGTTACGATTTCTACTGTAACATCGTTTCTTTCTAATGCATCAAAATCTGGCATATTTTTTCTCCTTTCGTTTTCTCTACTAACCTATGCCTGAGCGTTACGCTCTATAATAACAATCTTCTTCCTCGACTACTGCATACATCCATTGCTGTTGTTCGCTTGCTGACATTTTATTCCAACATCTGTTACATAGATGTCTGTCGTATTCATCTGAGTTCCTAAGATAATGTCCACAACTGAAACAGTAATCATCTACGTCTGTGCTTCTTACTACTTCTTTTTCTTCTTCTTTTTTTTTGTTGTTCCATCCGTAGTAATTATTTGTGTAAGTTACATATTCAAATTTTGTACAGTATTTTTCTATGTCTGCTTTACATTCTGCATACAGTTCTTGTAATTCTTCTTGTGTTAAACCTTCTTGTGCAAGGCTTATTTTGATTTCTGTTTCTCTACCTTTGTTTATATAGCATCTTGCATAATACTGCTGTTTTTTGTTGATAATCAGGTACGGAAATTGATTCTTTAATCTTGCTTCCCATTGTTCTTCATAATTATCTTTATCTGTTCCTGATGGTGATGCTGCCATATCTACATGTGAGTGCCAATCTAATACCCATTGTCCTGTCTGTTCAGCAGGTATTGCCATTAGAAACTCATTCATAGCATCGACATCACAATCTACTTTCGCTGATTTAACTTCCTGTTTCAGTATTTTTACATCTACAACTTGGTTATCTACTACTCTGCCAAAACCTGTAATTTCATAATCTCCTATCAGGTTTATGTAGCACATAAGTTTAGCGTATGCTTTTTGTGTAAATTGTAATTCCTTATATATTGGTTGTGTTGGGAAAAACAATTCTTTCAAGTATTCAAAACATTCTTCTACTTTGTACATTCTGTTCTCCTTTACCATAGTTCTTCTTCAATATATTCATCGAATGGCATAATAAATAATGTTTTGCCTATTTTTGTTTCATCCCATCCGATACTTCTTTCTTGTATTGTTCCGAACCCATTTCCTTCTGGGTCTTTCTGATGTATTACTGGTATGTCACCTAATTCTTTTTTACATTCTTCTAATTCTTTAATCAGTTCACTAATTTTAAATGTCTTCATTTAACCTCCTTTAATTACAAAAGGGCTTAAGTTATTCACTCAAGCCCTATTGTCACAAGCCTTTCACTTGTCCGAAGGTTCTTTTCTAAGTACCTCTAACTCCAATATTTCCCACAGCGGCTTAACATTTTATGTCTTAAGCGGTTAGTGGCTGATGCGCATACGACATTAGATGTTTATAGAGACATCCCCTCTATTAGTTTTGTGGGGGCTTCTCACCCCCTTGAGAGTTCAATTGAGTCACTATGCTCATTCGTTGTACTCTTAACACATCTTTTATACTAATTCAGTTTCTTCTTCTTTTTGCATATTCTTGATGATACCTTTGAGATAGTTCTCATACATCAAGTTTTCACCATCAAATCCTGTGATAGTCAAGTTTGCTGCAGTTTCTGGTTTCTGTCCGTAGTGAAAACTCTTAATGATACCTTCTCTCTGCAAGAAGAATAAGATTTTCTTCCATTCTCTTACATGTACATTTTGTATTGTGTATTTGTCAGCCATGTCATTTTCGATGTAACCGATAAAGATTTGACCGTAAACATACGCTACCTTACTGTACTTCAATGTACCATCTTCTTTGCGTGCTAATTTCTTTTCGACCTTTGCTGTTTCCTTTTTAGGTTCTAAACCTAATTTTGCTAAAATGTTACTCATAACTTTTTCTCCTTTCATTTGGCTTGAGTACTTCTGTTTTTTAGATTCTTCCTGTGATTATTAAACTTGTGATAATTACAAACACTACAAATATGATTAGCCCTAATATTTCTTCTCTATCCATTTTTAATCTCCTATAATCAGGTTAAACATCACTTGTGTGTTTGTGTTTTCATAAATCCATCTAAATAGTTCTTTAGATATTTCTACTTTTTCACCTGCAATATGCAGTATTCTTTTGTTGATTTGTACTTCTAACATTTCCTATTCTCCTATCGTTATGTAATTCCAAACTGTCATTATCACTAACCAGTACATAAACCCATACGAAAGTATCGCAAGGATTACATTTCCTAACTTCTTAATCATTTATTCCCTCCTTTATTAACTCTTAGCAGGGCTACCAAGTAATCTCAGTAGCCCATATAGGAGTTAGTAACTATAAGTCTGTGCTTTAAGTTCTTCTTCTTTATATTCAAGTGATTCTTCAATCACCTTACGTTCTTCTTCGTTTGTATGTTTTACAAAGTCTTCGTAGTTTTCATAACCTAACTCTTGTATTACTAAATCAAACATACAACTGTCTGCTTTATCTAATTTTTCAAATCCATTGTCTTTACCAAACGGATTTGCTACATAACCATATTCATCAGGTTCACTACTCCAATTAGGACATTCAAGTTCTTGTCTGTATTTGCTATATATATGTCCAAATTTATTTGTGATTGATTCGTTCTTATGTTCACCTATCAATCCTTTTCTTTCTAAGTACTCATAAGTACTTTTCAAGAAATTGCTTGATGTGTCCATATTTTTGTAGTGTAAGATGTATTTACCATCTTCTTTTTCAAGTTTTTCTACTTTAAATACACCTTGTTTGCATAACCAAATTATTTGTTTGTATGGATATGCTTTAAATGTAATACTTCCAAATGTTCTTTCTGCTCTGATTGCATTAACCAAATTGGTTTTAATCATTTCAAATACTGTCATAGTTACGACTCCTTTCAATACTCTTACTAATACAAAAACCTCTCTCAGTTTCCCAAGAGAGGCTTAATTAACTTACTTTTGTTATTTTAAATTCCTCAGATATTCAAATCCGATTCTTTCAACAGGAAATACATAATATTTATTCCCTGTTCTTTTAGATACTGCTTGTGCTCCAAGATTGATATTTTCAACCTTTATTACACAATATCTAATACCATTTTCATCTACGTTTGTGTCTTTTACATCGACAGTAAAACTGTCAATTGCCCCGACACTTTGCAGATAACTTAATACGTCACCATTTGCACTACGCATTTTGATTTCGTTTTCACCTGCAAATTTTGCTTTTATGAGTAATGATTTTACATACTCATATTTGTTAAACTCTTTTTGTTCAACTACTGTTTCCTTTTTAGTAACTGTTTTTGCCATATCTGACTCCTTTCGTTTTACTAATACTCTTAAATACAAAAGACTCTGACTAATGCCAGAGCCTTAATTACTTTCACTATCTTCAAATAGACTTAATTGTTCTACTTTTTCTGGTTTCCAATCTCCATAGATTTCATTAAATAGTTCTTCATCTAATACCCTTTTTAGATATTCATAAAGTTCTACTTCATCCATTTCACTTGGTCTTTTCATAATTACCTCCATTCTTTGTTCTAAATACAATTAGAGGGTGTCTTAAGCGACAACCCCTTCACTTGACTGTGAGGGGTTGGAGCAACGGGTGATACTAATATCTGATTACAAAATATTGTTCATGAAACTTAATATTATTAGACTTTTTATATTTTTTATGGTACAAACCTTATCAGGTTTTTACCTTACGTTTTAAGGTTCGTAGTTGGTTAATCCAGAAACAAAAGGCTTGTGAAAGATAAATGGGTTAGGAATGAAAAGTAATTTAAGCCTTTTACTTGAGAAATATTTTAATGGGTGGAAGTTCATCTTTTAGATATTCGTTTATATATGTATTAAAATAAATTTAGTCCACTTAAAAATTAACTTAAGTGGGCTATTTTTTTTGGTGGGCTCAAGTAGTTGGAAAGTCTTTTGAATATTGATTTTGAGTAGTAGTAGATGAGCAGGAAAGGGAGATAGGTGTTCGGAACGTGTATTTGCACCCTACATCGTTTTAACCCGTCTTCCTGTCCCTTTACTCCTATTCCTATGTTCCTTATCCTATATCCTACACGAATGGAATGGTGGTAATAATAAGTACGAAGTACGGGATAGAGTAAGAGGAGAGGGAAGTAAAAGGAAGGAAGGGAGAGAAGGAATGAGGGAAAGGGTGAAGGAAGAAAAAGGAATGGGGGAGAGGGGGACAATTGTGCACAGAATATAGAAGAACATTCCCCCCTGTACCACAGAAATCACAGATGTAAAATCCCCTCCATTTCTGGAGAGGAACTAAGAGACAAAATACTCAAAATTAAAAATCAAATTGGAAGTATATTATACTTACAGTATAAACGATTTCAGCACATTTGTAAAGTAATTATTACAATTTTGTAAACTAAATATTGACAAAATTAAAATAATATAGAATACTCATTTATGTTATCAAGTTAATTTAATTGGGGATGGTACTGAGATAACAGGCAGGTGGAACTGTCTTTAAGAAGGGGATTTATGGAATCAATACTAATACTTGATTGTTGTGGGTATGAAGTAAAGACAGGTACTAAGACTTATGAGTACGTGGACTGCTACAAGTTAAAGAAAGGTAGCAAGTTCTTTAAAAAGAATTTAAGTGATGGTAGAGAGGTAAACAGAGAGATAATGCTTTCAGCAATCTGTCCTAACTGCCATCATAGGATTATAAGATTTCTGTTTTATGCAAAGAACAGTATAAGATTTCAGGACTGGGATGAGACAAAGATAGTAAGAGGTAAAGACGCTGATGAAATATTCGAGCGTAGGTACGAACTATACGATATGATTGACCTTCCTAATCCTTTTAAACCTAAAGTAGCAAAAGGATATGCAAAGCATCCAGGAGTTTACTATAAGATGTTACCAAACCAGCAAGCACAGGTTCCAAGATATATGGATGAATCAGGTGATGCTGGTCTTAAACTATATGTTCCTTTAAAGGTTTATAAATAAGTATGTACTATTACGGGTTGGGGTTGCATTGAATTATCCTTATTAAAACACATAAAACACTTTTGTACTCCGATTGCCCAACCCTTTTATTTTAAGAGATTATTATGAGCAAAAGACCCCCGAAAGCACTCGATTGGGACAAAGTAAGACCTTTGTATCTAAGAGGTGAAACTCTGGATTCAATAGTTAAAATGTTCCCTGACGTTGCCTTTACCAAGGACAAAATCCTTAAAAAGATGCGTTCAGAAGGACTGGTAGAGAGAAAACGTGAGATTGATGCGAAAGTAACAGAAGATATTTGCGACTCCGTTGAACGGGCTAAAATAGCCACCAACCAGTTATGTGTTGGACTTTTCAATACAGGTGCAGATGTTATTCGTTCATTGCTTCAACAGTATCAGAAAGAGATACGTGAAGGTGAAATGAATAACAACACTAAAAGAAAAGCCACAGCATATAATGTCGACCTTCTTATGTCTGGTTCAAGAAAAGTACAAGAAGGTTTAAGAGTTGCATACGGGATGGATAAAGACGGTAAGTTATACGAAAAAGAACCTGAAGTACTTGTTATTCAGGGGCTTAATACGGATGAGATTTAATGGAATACATTGTAGAAAAAGAACAAAAGCCACATAAACTTTCAACTGAAGAAAAAGATTCTATTGCTAAAAGCATTAAAGAAGAATTTAGGACTTTAGATGATGGTCGTTCTGAACAGTTAGAAAAGGCAGAGAAACTCATGAATGAGATTTATTTCAAGAATCCTCTACCTAAAGAAACTAACAAGCAGAAACAATGGAAAAGCAGCCTTAAATTAGGTAAGACATTTATGCTTTCCCAGATTCTTAAAGCGTTCATCTGGAAGAATATCTACGCTAATACAGCATCTATGTTTGATGTTTCGGGTGAAAGCCTTGAATCTGATAACAATTCCAATAAACAGAAAACAATGCTTGTCGATTGTCTTGAGAAAATGGAATATCCTAAGACATGCGACAAGATTATTGATAAATCCATTATTTATGGCGAACTGATTTCTTTCTGCACTTGGAGAAAACATGCAGAAGAATACAGAAGACCTATCTCATTCTTTGATGGCATTAAAGAACCAGATAAGTTACCTAAAATCCTTGAAGCAAAGATGAAAGGTGAACTGTTCTGGACAGATGAGAAAGTTGACTACGATAATCCTTATATTTATGCAGTTGACCCTGCTAACTTTGTATTTGATACTACTCAACAACTAAACTGGGACACTTGTCCCAAGATTAACCGTACTTGGAGAACTCCAGACGATATTATCAATAACAAAGACTTTGAGATTACAAAGGAAATTGCTGAAGATTTAAGAGAAATGGTGAAGAAAGGTACGGATGAAGATGATTTATCCAACCAATCATCTGAATCTCTTAAAGACGAAGATTCTAACGGTTCTACAGTAGAAATGCTGGAGCATTGGGGAGACTTAGAACTTCCTTGCGGAACAGTATTAAAGAATTGGTATGCTGTAGTCGTTGGGGGTAAATACTTAGTTCGGTTCGAGAAGAACCCCTTCTTAATAAATCCGTTTTCCTTTGGGGCATACATAACTGACCCTGCCAACGGTCGAGGTATATCTCCACTATATTCTATTTATGACGTATCACAAACTCAAGAAGAAATGCTAAGACATCAAATGGACTTAGCAAAACTGAATGAAAACAAACCTACGTATGCCCCGAAAGGTTTCTTTAAGGATGATGGAGACATAGAAGTACACCCTGGCATGATAATCGAATACGATGGTGCTCTGTTTACACAGAAACCTGAACCTATCAATTTTGAACAGAACGTATTTACTGGTGAATTATCTTACTTAGATGATTTAATAAGTGAAATTTCTGGGATATTCCCTAATATGGCAGGTGCCAATGAAAGTGACCGTACAACTGCTACTGAAATATCAACAAAGGTTGAAGGTCAACTTACAAGATTAAAGATGATGCTTGACTGCATCAACCAGAATCTCATATTATCCGATGTTAAACACGTTGCTAAACTAAAAGCAAACTTCACTTTCGGGGAAGAAACAGTATTTGTTAATAAAGACAATAACCCCGAAAATGTTGTCATAAACGATGAAGTTCGTCAATCAGACTATAGATATACATACTCCGACAGAAGTGCAACATCTGAAAGATTTAACTATGTAGATATGATTGCACAAGCAGCACAGATGTTCCTTAAAGGTGGTTTACCACTCAATATTGAAGAATTTTTCAAATACTACATGGAACAAAAAGGTGTTGAAAATCCAGAGAGATTTATTCAATCACAAGATTTGCTTGCACCAGAAGTTCAGCAAGCACTTATGCAGAACCCTCAACTTGCACCTGTTATTCAGGAAATGCAGCGTAGGGTTGAAATGGCTAAAGCAGGTAAGGAATTACCTGATAATTCAGAAGGGATGCCTGCACAACAGCAGGAACAACAAGGAGATTTGGTAAACCCATCAAGTAGTTTGCCAGGAAGGAATCTTTTAAGTGCATAACGAAGAATTAACCCGACTTTATGGACTTTCCCAACATGAAGTTTGGCAGGAAATTAGAAAGGAACTCCTCAACGCATCCGCTGAGAAGTCTGGGAATGATATTTACTGCGACAAGTACCTTAGAGGTGTTATGTACGCAGTAAAAATGGTAGATGGATGGACTACTGACTATCTCAAGGCTCTTGAGGAAAACAAGAAAAAGAAAGGAGATAGTTAATGGACATTGACAATCAAGATGTAAACACGCAAGTAGATACAGGTAGCGAAGGTGGTACAGATAATTCTGGTCAAGAACTTAGTTTAGATGAACAAATCGCTAAGGCTCTTGAGGAACCTGATGAACCTTCAGAACCAACAGAAGCACCCTCAGATGCTCCTACTGAAGCCCCAACAGAAGAACCGAAGGATAACACCCAAGATGAGTGCCCTGATAAGTTCAAGAACAAAGATGGCTCAGTAGATATTCAGAAACTTGCGAAATCCTATAAGGAATTAGAACCATTAGTAAACCAAAAGGCTGCACTTGAGAAAGAAAATGCGGAGTTGCTCAAGTACAAAGAACAGGTTGAAAAAGAGCAGAAACAGCGTGAACAAGACGCTATCAATGCAGGTTTTAATTCTGTAAATGACATGCAATTCGAGTACGAACTTGCAAACTATACAGCGAATAATTACGCAAGGTATCTTAACCAATGCGAAGAACCAAATGAGGTTCGCAGAATGCTTATAGATTATGCAAACAATCCGTCACAAGAGTTGCTGGAGGAAATTGAATTAGAGTTTTCTCCTTCAGTCATTAGGAATGTATCAGCAGCAGAAGAAAGAGCCAGAATGCAACACCAACAGGATGTTGCTCAACAGGCTCAAACAATGAGAATGACCAATATAGAAGGTACAATCTCTCAACTGTGTGAGAAATATAATGAATTGCTGCAAGATGAAGATACAAAACAGTTATTAGTGGACACAATCCAAAAGTATGGCGAAAACTTTTCTTTTGAAGATGGAGATAGACTCCTTACTTATATTGCAAAAGTAAAAGGCATTGCCAAAGAACAGAAAGATGCAAGTATCAAGCAGGCTAATGCAAAGACTACTGATAAACTTGCAGGTATTTCTGGAACAAACTCCGCTCCATCAACTCCTCAAGAACCAGACATCTCTAAGATGTCTCAAGACGAGTTGGAAAAATACTTATCAAAATTTGTATAAAGGAGATTAAAAATGTCAGTAAAACAGTTAATTATTGGAACTTTCAACCAGACATTCAAGAAATATTTCTATGATGAATTGGTTGTAGGTAAATTAGCACATTCTGAATTTAAGAATGGTGTTAATAAAGGTGATGAAGTAGATGTTCTTATGCCAGGTTCAGTAACCTTGTTCGATTTCGATGGTGAAGGTGATTTGCCAAATGCAGAAGTTGTTACTAACTCTGCAACAAAAATCAGAATCGACAGAGGTAAAGCATTCCACTTCGAGATTAAAGAAATTGAAGAAAAAGCAATTGAAAATGCTCCTTCAATGAAACAGAAAGTTGACTTAATCAAAGAATATTCTTCTGATGCAGTTAAACAGTTCGCTTCTACAGTAGATAAAGCATACGCTGATTTGTGGACAAGAGCAGGGTTCATCGTTGATGATAACGGTTCTCCTATCACATTGGATGCTGATTATGCAAGAGAAATTCTTTCTTTGATGAGAACTAAAATGCAGCGTGGTGATGGCGAAGGTCATAACAACTGGGTTGATGGCAAGATGATTGCTATTGTTCCTCCTGAATTTGAGTTCTACTTAGGTAAACTTAAAATGTATGAAGAAGTTGAATCTGGTCACAGAAAGATTGAAAAAGGCTTCATTGGAAGACTTGAAGGATGGGATATTTATACATCTAATAACATTGCTTCTTATGATGTTACATCAAGTGGAACAACTTCTACAGTATATCAACCGTTATTCGGTATTAAAGGTAAAACTTTAGCAGGTGGTGTAAGTTCTAACTTGAACACTAAACACTATGAACCTGAAAAGAACTTCAATACTCGTTATAAAGGTTACGGGTTGTATGGTGTAGGTGCACCAAGAGCAGATTTCTTTGGTACTGCTGCTATTATTGCTCCTGCTAAATTATCAACACGTTCTTAATCCCCTCGAATAGAGGTTCGTACAACACAGTTTTGGTAGTTCTGTTTAAAAACTACCTATTATAGATACACAATTTAAAGGAGAATAATCATGGCAAGAGATAGCGTAACAGTATTGCTTCCTGCTCAGGATGTCACCCAGTCAGTTGAAATAGGTGCTATTACTAAACAGGCAGTTACACAGGCAAATGGCATTACTATTGCTAATGCTTTAGACAACAAAAATAATTCATTGCAGATTTTTGTTGAAAACACTACAGGTTCTGGTGCTACTGCAAGTACACTTACTGTAAAAGCAGGCGACCATTATCCTAATAAAATCTTAGGTGATTTAGATGTTGCTTTGGCTGCTGGTAAGATTACTGCTGTATTGTTAGAAGATATTTCAAGATTTGAAAACAAAGACAAATCAATCTATCTTGATTTTGCTTCTGGCTTTACTGGTAATGTATGGGCAGTTGCTAAACGTGCTGGTATTAAACCCGTAGCGTAGCAAATAATTGTGGGGAGTCACCCTTTCTACTCCCCACCCCTTTTATGGGGTTATTGGAACCTATCTGGAAGCCCTTCAATATGGTCTCTATCATCATTATTATTATTATTTCCATCTGGATTGCCAGTACAAACATAACAATGTCTTCCATATTTTTGTGCTTCTCTACGTTCCATGTAAATACAATTATCTACGCATTGTTCAGCCCATTCACACCATGGTTCATGGTAAATTGATGTCTCTACATTAAATACAACAAGGTCGTTTATTTTTGAGCGAATACTGCTATCAATGCTTGTTGTGTCCTTTTTAATATACTGTGAACCATTAAAATTGATATATTTATATTCTTTAGGTGGTTCTTTAGGTTTAAATAACAAAAACAAAATTAAAACTATTATCCAACCATATCCAACAGCAAATAATCCAAAATTTTTCATAAATTTAAAAAATTTTTCTCGCATATAATACCTCACAAACTCGAAAATAATCTTACATAATTTTATAAAATTTTGCAATAGAAAGGAAAACATTATGATGAAACTTTTATTTGTCCCAACAGGTAATGTATTTACTTTACCTGATGAGGAAGCACTCAGAATTAAGGCTACAGACCGTGGGAACTACAGAATACTTGATGCAGGTTATCAAGAAGAAAGTGAAGAAGTAGTTACTCCTAAAACTGTAAAAGAATTAGTTATGAAACAGGATGAAGAAATCAAGCAACAAGAGTTGCAAGATAATCCTCCTAAAGAAGAAATAGAATTACCTAAATACGAAGATATGAAAAGAAACGAACTTTTAGCAGTTTGTAAGAAGTTAGGTATTCCTACTATTAAAGACGACAACAAAGCAAAACTTCTTGAAAAAATTAACAAGAAATTAGGAAAGTAATATGACAATCAGTTTCTTAGACTTATATAACGAATGTGCAGGACAGCCTTGGAGTATGTTTGATGCGGATGCTGAATCTGATGAAGATTTAGAATCATCATTGAAAACATCAATTAACAAGGCTTGCTCTTACCTGTGGAACTTATTCCCATGGGGATTTACCAAAAAGACTAAAGTTATTAGGACAAGAGAAAACAAGGCTGGATATACAATCCCATTCGGGTTAGTAAGCAGTCTTACAGTAAATGGAGAAACATATTACAAAGTTAGATATGGTAATAAATTCTTGCAATATATGGATGATTACTTATTGCAAGATGAAGCAACAGGTGAGCCAGAGTACTTCTACATAGAAGATAATATAATGTACATTTACCCTACACCTGATGATTCTTACCAGATAGAACTTACATACAATACTATGGCTTATGTAACTGATGAAGATGAGGAAGAAAAGTATCAGTTCACAGAAGATACTGATATGTTAAATATCTCAGAAGACTATGAGCCGTACGAACAGTTATTCAAGAACTGTTTAATATCTAAAGCAATGATGTATGCAATAGATGATAAATCAGATGAAAACTACTCTGGTTACGAAGAACAGTACAACGATGCATTAGAAACTTTAACGAAGTACTGCTCAAGCCCATTTTTGAAACGAAAATTTACTTGGTGAGGATTTATACCTAAAACGTATTTAACCCGCCTAATTTTCTCTGTACAGCAATAAGGATTTAATTTTATAATGGCAAGCACAAGTACATCTTTAATAAATCATAATTTTGGGGGAATAAGAAGAAAAGATTCTATGTTCTCTGATGAAAAGATAACTTGTTCTGACTGCCAGAATGTAGAGTTATACTTTACTGAATTAAATTCAGGTGTTGGAATTAGAACTTCCAAAGGAAACCAAGCGTTAATAAACAACCTCATTCCCGAACACGAAGATGTTATTGGGATGTTTGAGACTACTCAAAACGGGGTTGTTTATTTTATTGTCTATACAGAGACAAACAACTTAGAACCTAATGTTGGTAAGTTATATAAAATAGACTTTGATAATAATGAATTAGTACAATTAAATAGTGCTGCTTTAAGTGCGACAGGTAAATGCCAAGCAACTGAATTTAAGCAGACAAATGTACATGTATTAGTATTTTCTAATGGAACAGATTTAAAATTCATATACACAAACATTGAAGCACCTTCTAATCCACTTGTTATTGCAGGTGATACTGATAGTGTTATAGGTTCAGACTACAGATTATATGTTAATTTAGAAGATAATGAAGGTAACGCAGTACATGGGTTAGGTCTTGTCAATGTCTTTGGTAGATTATGGGTGTTTAATGGAAGAACACTTTGGTACTCTAAAGAAGGTGCTATAGGCGATTTCAACAATGAAGAACAAGACACATCTTTAACAACAAGGGCTGGAATAATTTACTACTCTAAAGATATTACTGCTATACATGAATATCTTGGAGCGTTAGCAGTATTCCATAATAACAGTTCTACATTGCTTACTGAAGATACTACTACTCTGTTCAAAAGGACTGATGAAAGCCCAGGTGGATGTGCAAGTTATAATGCGTTAGTATTTCACGGTACAGACTTGTTCTTTTATGACGATACTAAAAAGAGTGTATTTAGTTTCCAACAAGTTATTAACGGAGACAAAACTCTTGGTGAAAACATCGCATACGATATACAAAATGAGTTGATGTTACTAAACAAAAGAGATTTAGATAAAATCAGAAGCCTTTCTGTTGTAACATCAGACAGAAATGAAGTATGGTTCTTAGTTCCAATATCCTCAGATGATAATTACTCAATAGTTCTTATATTTGACTACATTAGAGGAGAATGGATAAAGAGAAAATGCCAGCATATAGATTCAATTGCAGTTGTAGATAGTGTTTTGTATTCTGCTGGTAAACAAGTGTACAAAGAATACACAAGCAATGACTTTGATGGTGAATATATAGAAAACTATTACCAATGTACTGTTATGAACTTAGGTACTGACAATACATTAAAGATTACTAAATTCCCACCAAGAATAACAATTGATGCATCTTTTAAAAACCATTTCTTCGTACGTTATGTAAGAAACTACAACATAACTAAGAAACCAAAAGAGAAAGAACTTTATTCCAAATCGTTTGGTAATGTTCTTAGATATGACAGCGGAATGTGTTATGATGCTGGGAATATCTACAGACCTAATGCAATATCTGGCATTATTAAAATGCCATCAGCAACATTCAAAGCATTAGAAATTACATTCTTTACTAATGATAAAGACCAAGAGTTCACAATAAAAGCAATAGAATTTAGCAGAATAAAGGTGAAACAAATTTAATGATAGTAGTGAGAATACCTGATGATAAGTTGTTCAATTATTCAGAGTGTGAAGAACTTTTTAACAGATATAGAAACATCTTGGAAGAAGACGGGAGAACCTTTAGAGATGTACTTAAAAACACATTCTTCTATTCTTTCTATGATGTCTGTTCTGGGGAACTTATTGGATGTGCCTACTACTTCAAAAAGGGGAACAAACTCTATGTGTCAGCTTTTGCTGAAAGAGGACATCAGAAATTAAACCTTGAATGTTTCCAGACTTCACTTACTTGGTGGAAATGTAATATATATGCATACTGCAAACAAAAACCTGCAATATTAGGTTTGTTAAGGTCAGGATTTAAAAAAATAAGTAAAAACATGTACGTCTTAAGGAGGAAATAATGGGAAAATCTTCTAATTCAAGTTCAAGTAGTACAACTAAAAACATGTATGGAGATACAACTACTACTAATCCATTTTATAAATCTCATACTGATAAGAACGGTAATACTACTACAAATTTTGTAAAAGGTACTGCTGGTGAAATTGGATATAACTATGTAAACAATAACTTACAAGGATTGTTAGACAGTTATATGAATCCGTCATTAGACGACCCAGTTAATAAAGCAAGAATGGATTTATACAATAAAAATTTAAGTAAAACTGCACAGACACAAATGCAGAATAATATTATCAGTCCGCTTGTAAGAAACAATATGCTTACAAGTTCACAAGCAACTAATATGTACAACAATATGTACAACCAAATGAATGATAGTATGTCTGATTACTCTAAAGAACTTATCGCAAATTCAAGAAGCGATACGTGGGATATGATTAACAATCTTGTTAATTTGTACTCTCAAGCATATCAAGGTGCTTCATCCAATCAGAACACTTCACTCAATGCTTCATCTGGCAATTCAACTACTAAAACAACATCAAATTCAAATGCAAGTGCATAGGAGTTAACAATGGCATATACAAGACAACAGCAAGAAGAAATAATTAGAAAACTACAGCAACAAGAACAAATGGAGCGGTACCGTAATAATCAAAAGCGTTACACTCCTAATATGGCAGTTAATGACTTCAAAACTGCTAAAAACCTTATAAGCAATTCTGGCAGAGGGTTACAGAATTTCGGTAATCTAATGTCAAAAAGTAGTAATCCTACGATAAACACATTAGGTAGTAAAGTTGGTAATGCAGGAACTAAACTTGTTAATTTCTCACAAACTCCAAATACTCTTAAAGCAGGTATTTCTAATATGTTTGGTAGTTCTGCTCCATCATTAGCAGGTACTACAGGTGCTGGCGGGAGTGCTATTGCAAATGGGATTAGTAGTATGGCTCCTGTCGCTTCAAGTGCTCTGCCTTCTACTATAGGTGCTACAGGAGGAATAGGTGCAGGTGTATCTGGTTTAGGAGCAGGCTCTGCAGCAGGAACTGGAGCATTAGGTTCATCAGCATTAGGTAGTTCGTTATTAGGTGCTACTGGTGGTGGTACTGCGACAGGTATGGGTGCGGCAGGTGCAACTGGAGCAATAGGTGGTTCAACTGCAGCAGCAACAGGTGCAGGTAGTGCTGGATTAGCAGCAGGTGCAGGAGGTGCTATGGCTGCTGGTTCAATGGCTATACCAATTGTTGGCTGGGGTGTTGCAGCGGCATTGGCTGCGAAGGCAATAAAAGATAAATTCGATGAAGCACAACAAAAAGTTAATAGAAAAGCAATGGAAGCAGATGCAAAGGCTATGCAACAGTCTGCTGGGCAAGCAAACAAAAATAGACAAGAAGCACAACAAAGAATGCAACAGCAATCTGCATTAGATGCTGCTGCTATGGCTCAACCTATGGGAGAAACAACAGGTCAAAGCCAAGTACAGAGTAGCAATGACATGGCTAATGAACTGATGAATAGAATAGGTCAAGGTCAACAACCTACATCTGTATTTGAATCAATGAAAACCCAGTTACCTGTAGGGCAGGAAATAGGTTATCAAGCAGAAAAAGGTATAAGTGACTTTGCTAATGATTCTGGATATGACTATGATTTAAGAGATAAATATTCAAATGGAGGATTACTTAGCATAAATCCTCATTTAGAAGATACTTATAAACTTCCAATACATCCTACATTCAGTACTGATAGTGCTAAATATTATGATGGTCAGGATTATGCTGTAAATCCTGAAACACATGAATATCTTCCTAATACTAAAGATGAAATAATGGAAGCAATACGTGGGGGTCAGCCAACAGGTGGTGCTGCTCCTGTTACTGATGAACAAGAGCAATTACCTTTAATCCAAATAGACCCGAATGGTCAAGTACAACCAGAAGATACAAAAAGGAGTATTCTTGAAAAACTTAGTAGCGGGTTAAAAGACTTTAAGGCTGGATATGATGATAACTCTTTACACGGATTTAGTGAAGGAGATATGTATAACAATGTTATGAATACTCAACCTACTCCACAAGTACAAAATGGTGTTTTAACAGGTGGTGCTGCTAAGGCTCAGAAATCTATAATGTCGAGAATAGGCGAAGCAGCAGGTACTGGAAGAAGGTTAATGGCTAACCCTTGGGTGCAGGCTGGTATTGCAGGTGTCATTTCTAAAGCAGATGGTGGTGATATAGGTGATATTGCTAAAGCAGCATATCAATACGGAACTGCTAAACAGAAAGCAGATTCTTACTATAAGATGGTGAATCCAGATGCTAAAGTAATGCCTGTATTCAATACATTAGATGCTAATGACTACAAAGCAAAAGCATACAATGATTTCAACAAAGGTAGAACAATGATTTCTCGCAGAGACTTCATCAAGTTAAATAATCCTACTTGGAGTGATGAACAAGTTGAAACATACTTATCTAATTCAGGTATAGACGGTGATGAGATGTTATCTCTTAAAGGATATGATGCTGTAAATAAAGTACAGTCTAAGAATAGAGACTTAGATATTAAACAGCAGAAAGCAGATAACCAAAATACTTACTGGAATAACAAAATAGGTGTTGATAAAGCAAAAGTAGGTGTTCAACAGCAAAATGCTAATACTAATGCTGGAAGGTTATCAGAAACTAAAAGAAGTAATGCTGTTAAGGAAAAACAAAACCAACAAAGCATAGATAATAAAAAAGCATATTACGGCAATAAAGCAAATCAACAAAACTCTAAAGATTTAGAAAAAGAGTTAAAAGCACGTGGATTTACGAAAGTTAATGGCAAATGGGTGAAAAAATAATGAATTATTCCAATATGTCGGATGAAGAATTACTAAATATAGCAAATAATAGTTCAAACCAAAATACATCTAATGATTATTCTAAGATGTCTGATGAAGAACTTTTAAGTATTGCTAATGGGAATAATCATCCAAGTAATAGTTCTAATATTACTTATAATCCAAATAAACAACAATATAATGTCCAAATTACACAAGATACATATAAGCCAAAACATCCCTTTTTGGCTAAAGTGCAACGACCATTCTTAAGACAAGAAACAAAAGAAAGAAAAGACTTTCTTACTAAATATAATGATACGAATGTTCCTTCTTATCAAGAAATTAGTGATGCGTATAAATCTGGTCAAATAGATAAGAACAGAATGTTAGAACTGTCCGAAAGAAGAAAAACTCTTGACCATTATAGTGCTGATGAAGATTATCAAAAGGTAAGAAACCAAAATATCGGCAAAGGAGCATTAGATTTAGGTCTTGCTGCTATACCACTCGGTGTTGGAGGACAGGTAACTAAAGGTATTGGGGCTTTAGTCAAACAACTTGTCACAAGACAAGGAATTAAAAGATTTGGTACTACTGGTACAAGAATGCTTGCGAATGGTTTAAATGTCGCAGGTCATACTGGTGCTGGTGCTGCTGAAGGTGCTGGTTTTGGTGCGATAGACTATGGGTTCGACAAACTCGCAGATATTGAGCATGATGATAATTTAAGAGAAAGAATGACTGATTATGCTAAATTCGGAGCAATGCTCGGAAGTGGTATAGGTGCTTTTGGTGCTGTTGGAAGTAATATCGCAAGAACTAAACCAATTAAAAATTTCAATAATTGGGTGAGCAATTCAGAAGGTTGGTTCCCTCATTTTCTTGCCAATGCTAAAAATGCATTAGGTATGAAAATTGGTGGGAATAATAATGTTTCCAAATACCAAAAATTTGAAAAAGTATTGCAAGATATTGGTCTTCCACAAGAAGAAATAAACGCAAATATTCTTGAGTATTCTAAACTGACTAAATATGAACAACGCAAAGTAGATAAAGCATTGCGTAAACAGTTAATGGAAGCAAAAGATAGACCTCTCACTGAAAAGCCTACTTTGTTTGGAGAAGAACCTGTTATTCCAACTAAACAGAACATTCAAGAAGGTCTTGTTCATGTTAATGATAATTCATTAGCACAACATGCATTAACACCTGAAGAAAAACTTGAAGAAATAAAATCTATAGCAAGAGAAAAGAAACTTGTAAATGAGCAAGTTATAGAACTTCATCCAGAAGACTATAATATGGTTGCACAACGTCTTAGAGAATTAAATGGATGGGATGATGCACAGATTGCAGAATATCTTAATTCAAAAAATATTCGTCTAAAAGAACAACCTGTTGCAGAACAGAACTTTGAGTTTGTTGATGAACAACCTGCTAAAGAGAATGTTGTAATTGATTCAGATACACCTGAAGTACTTAAAGGACATGTTGAAAATCCTAATATTGAAATAACTTCAGATACTTCTGAAAGTTTAAAAGGTAGAGTAACAAACTATAAACAGCCAGAATTTGACGCTGCTGACGATGTTACTTTGTTTGAAAAAGCAAGAGAATACAAGTTCGATGAACAACCTAATGAACTTGCTAATGAACCTAAACAACTGAAAGTTAGTGTTCCTAAAATTAAACCAGACACTAAAAAAACTATTGCTGAATGGAGAAATAAATATCGTAAGAGTTCAGACGCAGGAAGCCCTGTTAAATCTGAAGAAGGGGTAAATACACCTAAAGATATAGAAACTCTTGAAAATGAGCAGTCTATAGCATCTAAGAATGAATATTCTGTTCCAGAAGAATATGAATTAGAAAAAGAAGGAATATTCGAGGAAGAATCTTACTCAAGAAAATTCCAGAGCGATGATGTTGACTTCAATAAATGGTACAGCGAGTTTGAAAACGCTGAACCTAATATTAGAGAGTCTATGGCTGCTGAAAAACTTCATAGTTTTGAAACTAAAGAAAGTGCTATGGATTTCTTCAACAAGTTAGAAGAACAAGTGGAAAGGGATGCAAGAGCAGCAGAACGGACAGGTGAAAGTGCTAAAGTTACGGAAGATGATTTACTTAACTTTGCTTCTAAATTCAAAGTAGCGGATGTCTTACCAAAAACAAATGCAAATGCGTTAAATGCTGCGGATGAAATTGCACGCAGAGAAATAAGTGGTAAAACTGCTCTTGAGATACTTGGATATGGCAAGAATAAGGATATTAACCTTCGTATAGCAAGGGATATATCAAGGTTAGGCAAAAAAGGCAAGCAGGCAAAATCTGCTGATAAGTCTCTTGAATTTGCAGCATTTGGCAAGTTGAACAAACAAAAGTCAAAACTTGCTGTTGATAAAATGTACGAGAAAATGAAAGAAAGGATAAACAAGTACAAACATGGTGGGTATGACACATCAAGAATTGAAAATGCTTTAGACAAAGCATACGCAAGAAAGTTAGAACAATTTGGCATTAAATTAGAGAATAAAACTAATGCTAAACCTGTTAACCCGCAAGATTATATAGAATACAAAAGACAGCAAGCACAGAAAAGTACTAACAAGCCTTATCCATATCAGGATAAGACTGTAATGGGTATAGAATCAGAGAATAAAATCAATTCAAGAATGATAGATGGTGAGATAATAACTGCAAACCCGTCTGAAAAATATTCTAAAATCAATTATGATAAAGTTCACTATGCAAAAGATTATGCAGAAGACTTATCTGCTGGTAATGAGTTGGTTAAAAATATTATTGAAAATAGCAAAGTCACATTTAAGTTTGATAATATTGGCGGTCACGGATATACTGATGCAAGAAACTATAATAATATAACTCTAAATAAAAATGAATCTCTTGAAGACACTATTATAGCGGGTAGGCATGAAGTAGGTCATATACTTCAAAAATATATAGCAGAATTTGATGAAGATATGGCAAAAATAGTACGAGAAACTGAATATGCTAATAAGTGCTTCAATAATGCATGCAAAGGCGTATCAAACAAAACAATATCTGAATATATTAAATGGGATAGTTTGCCAGAAGAAGAACTCACAAAAAGACTTGACAAATTATCTGATGTAGAAAAAGATAAGTACTGGGAAATAACTGACTCATATAATGACTACAAATATAGTGAAGGTGAACAGTTATCAGTACAAGCATCGAAAGGAGATTACTCTGGATATGGTGAAGAAAACTTACAACGGGTTTACAACAGAAGAATTGGACAAGATAAACAAACAAATAATGGAAATAAAGGACAGAGACCAGAGAATGGCAAAGAGGAAAGAAATTCGGGAGACGAACCCAGAATTAGGGATAGCATTGGCGAATTATTCTCTAAGCATGATGGTGGAAGACGGAGCATTGGAAAAACAAATGAACAACCAATAGGTCTTAAAGATATTAAAAAGACCGATTTCAAAGCATCCAAGTATAGAAAATACAATAAGGCATCTGGTCTTTCTCCAAAGGAATGGCTTGATAATATAAAGAAAATTAAAAGTAATTATGGGTTAACTGATGCAAAGACTATATCTTTAGTAAACAGGGCTACAGCCCAAATTAAAACAATGTCGGATGAAACCGAAAAACTTTTAATTAAAAGAGGTATTATTACTAAAGAACAGGCTGCAAATCGTAAGAAAATGGTTGGCAGTAATAACTATATCGCAGATGCTCCAGAGTATCTTTCAGATGGTTCTATAAACTTAAGCAAAGATTATTCAGATACAAAAGTAGGTGCAACTGGTCAAAGAGCATTTAGAAACGTAAAAAATACTTCTTTAGAAAAGTATTATAAAAATGCTCAAGCATATAATGCTCAAGCAAAATATGTTGATTCTGTAATGGATTATATTCATAAGAACTTTGCAAAACCTATCGAAAACGGAAAAACATTATCTGGTTACAAAGCAGTTAATTCTGATATCCTTTCAACAGCAATTTTCAGAAGATTGTCAAAACAATGGTACAATACTATTTCTGATGGTGCTGAAGCAATAAATAAAGCGTTTAAAAACGAAAAAGTTGCTCAGGGTTGGATTGATTTATCCAATAGAGCGAATACTCCAGATATTCAAATTCCAGAAGAAGTATTCAATTCTTTATTAACAGGTAAAGGTGAAACTGCTGCTGAATTTATTGAAAGGTATGGTGCGAAGTACCCATTAAGGGCAACTACTAAACTAATTGGTGCTGTACACGATGCAATGGTTGAAAGATTTAAACAGAGAGTATTAACTTCGGCTTCATTCTTTACAAACAATAGATTAGGCAACCAGACACTTATTCTTGCGAAATCAGACAATCCAGTACAGTACATTAAATCATTATATGACGCTTGGAAAGTTAAAGACTCTGATGTTCCTATTGGTATATTAGAATCTAATATTACGGATGAAATTAAATCTTTCAATATAAGAAAAAAATATACTGGCTACGCACCATTAGATAATGCTTTCAATTTGTTTGGCGGACAACTTCTTGATACTAAAACTTTAAAAGGTATGAAAAAGTTAAACGCAACTGCGTTAAATTGGTTTGTCGGTAAGCCAGCAAGAGGTTTTGCTTTGTTGTCAGATAAAGTAATGAACTTTAACCAAAAGTTTGAAAATTTAGAACGAAAACAGGTATTTGCACAACATATTGATAAAACAAAAAGAGATTTAATTAAACGTACTGGTCAAAAAATGATAACTCAACAAGAAGTTATTGACCAAATACATAAAGATTCTCCATTAAGACAAGCAATTATTGATGATATTCAAAACACCATTGGTGATTACAGTAATTTTTCTAAACAAGAACAACAATTGTGTAAAAGAATCTTACCTTTCTATTCTTGGTATAGAACAATTACAAGACATACTTACCAATTAGCAAAGAAATATCCAGAACGTGCTTCATTGATAATGTATGAACTTGATAATATCAAGAACAATAAACAAGAAGACTTAAAAGAATACCAAAGAGGTTCGTTTAAAGTCGGTAAAAATAAACTTACTGGAGATAATCTTGTTTTAAACAAGACACACGCATTTCCATATATGACATTTAGAGAAGATTTAGGTGTTAACCCGTATTTACAAGTCCCTGTTGAAGCAATTAGAGGGAAGAAATTTTTCCAAAATCAAGAACTAACAAATAATAGATATGTGCGTTATAACCAAAACGGTGATACTAAATATCTTGATATTAAAACTGGTGAAACATTAGACAAACTCCCAACGTCTACAAGATTAGGATATGTTGCTAAACAGTTAGTATGGAATAATACATTGCCATATTTAGAAAATCCAATGCTTGATATAAATAAAACATCTGGTGCAATTGCAAATAAAATTACTAAAGATGAAAGTAAAATTGACAAAGGTAAATGGCAAATGTACGACAAAACTTATGATGCTACCATTTTAGGTGGATATAACATAGGTGATATTGAAGGTGCGACACAATACAAAAATAAATACGGTAAAGATAAGTTAAAAGTCATTGAGCGTTCTGGTAAAAGCAGATACCCATGGTACATTTCTGCAATTAACAGAGGATTAGGCTTATCTATTCAGAATGAAAATCCTAAAACGAAATTCGATAAAGAAAATTCATTTAGCATCGCTAAAAAAATAAATAAATGGCGGAAGAAACATAAGAAAAAATAATACATTTACAAGGGGGAAATTGAATGGAAACAATAATTCAGTATTCTCCAGTAATTATTGTCGTAATTGCATTTCTAATTCAGCAGAAGATAGTTGTTACTCCTGAGCAACTTACTAAAGCAAAATTAGATATTCTCAAAGAAGTCGAAGATAAGTTCGTAACTTTGGCTGCTTTCAATGAATTTAAAGACAAGATTACTGGTGTTCAACACAAGGTAGATAAGATTTATGACTTATTGATGGGAGGTAATAATGTCCGATGATATAATCCAATCTCTTAACGTCATTGAAGACGGTAGTACAGCAACGGCAAAAGCACTTAGAGAGAACTTTACTTATTTAGATAATAGAATTACAAACACTCTTACAAATATTTCTGGTAAAGAAGTTGTTTCAAGTAAAGGAACAGCAAATGGATATTGCCCGTTAGATTCAAATGCTAAAGTCCCTTCTACATACTTAAGTAATACATTAGATAATATTACCCCTCATCTTGTTCCTGTCGGGGCAATAATTATGTGGGGTACAGCACCAATACCAGACCATTGGGTTGCAATGATTGGACAGGAAGATTTAAGTTTATATCCTGCATTACAAGCATTAGGGTATGAGTCATTGCCAGATACTCGTAGTAAAGCACCATGGGGTTCTAACCAAGAAGGTGCATTTGAAACTATAGAAGCAGGATTGCCAGATATAACAGGTTCTGTTGCTAATGCGGCTTATGGTTATTATAACAATCATTATAATAATAAAGGTGCATTTTCTGATTCAACTAAATCTACTTCAACTGGATATAATCAGTTACAAGGTGGTAGTGACCATGATGGTACTTATAGGATGAATACATTAACGTTTAAAGCATCTAAATCAAATAATATTTATGGAAAATCAAGCACAGTCCAACCTCCAGCGTGGACTACTGTGTTTATCATCAAGTATGAATAAGGAGAATGATAATGACTGCAAGTATTGATACAGAAACAGGTTTAATAACTACTTATCAAGGCGATACAATTATGTTTAATTGTACTGGTATACCTACTGATGTTACATATATTGTTTATTTTTCAATAAGAGATTTAAGTTCTGCCGATACTATAATCAATGAAATTCCATTTTATACGAATGGGAATAGTTCAGTTCAGATTTTTATACCACCAAGTGTCACAGACTTAATCCCTGTTCCGTCTGATAAAAAGTTTAAAGACTACAGATGGTCATTAAAAGCGTGTAATTCTGCCAACAATTATGAACACACATTACTTATAGGTGACACAGAAACAGGTTCAGAATACAAAATGCGTGTATACAGAAAGCAAACAGAAGGGGTTTAAGGAGGACTAATGGAAATAGAAGCAAGTAATAATATTACAGTAGAAGTAAATACTAATGCTGATGCTACGCTTGCAAGAAGTTGGGCTTGTGGTGTAGGTAAGATTCAAGGTACTGAATTTTATTCCGCTAAATATTATGCGGATGAAGCAAAACAATATTCAAGTGCTATATCAAATAACATTACTCAAATTGTTAATGTATCAAATCACATGGCTGATGTTGAAACAGTATCTGATATATCTGGTAATGTACAAACTCTTGCTGCTTCAGTTAATGCTATAAATACTGTTGGAACTGATTTAGCCAAAGAAAATGACGGTGATGATGAAACATATAGTGAAATAGTTTTATGTAATGAACATTATGATAATATTAGTGCTGTTGCATCTATCGACAATGATGTTTCTATAGTTGCAAGTATAAACGAGGATGTAACTACTGTTGCGGATGAAAATAACTTAGCAGACATTAGTATTGTAGCGTCTGATTTATCAAAAGAAGATGATGGAGACGATGAAACATATAGTGCAGTTATAACTGTTGCTGATGATATTTCAAATATCAACGCAGTAGCAGAGGATTTAACTAATATTGACGCTGTTTATACAAATACTACTAACATTAACATTGTTGCTACAGATTTAACATCACAAAGTAGTGATATTTCAATTGTAGCAACGAATATTTCTGATGTTAATACTGTGGCTGATTCTATTTCGGATGTAAGTTATGTTGCTACGGATTTGGCTGATAGTGGTTCAGAAATTAAAGCAGTAAATGAGAATGCAACGAATATTAGTACCACTGCTACAAATATTGTTAATATAAATGCTGTAGCGAATAATTCAGCAAATATTAACGCAGTAAACTCAAATAAAACTAATATAGATGCGGTCGCAGGGAATGCTACAAACATCAATGCTGTGAATGCTAATAAAACGAATATCAATGCAGTAAATTCAAATAAGACTAATATAAATACAGTGGCAACAAATATTTCTAACATATCTTCTGTTGTTTCCAATCTTTCAGATATAAATGCTGTTGCTGATGATTTGACTAATATAAATACAGTAGCAACAAATTCAACTGATGTAAGTACTGTTGCTACTAATATTTCTGATGTAAGTACTATTGTTAGTAATTTAGCCGATATTGGTACAGTTGCTGATATTAGTTCTGATATTTCTGCAATTACAGATGATTTAACTAATATAGATGCAGTAAATAGTAATAAAACAAACATTGATACTGTTGCTACAAATATTTCAAATGTAAATACAGTTAGCGGTAGTATTTCAAATGTTAATGCAGTGGCTGATGATTTATCTGTACTGAACACTATTGCAAGTGACTTGCCGAATATTGATACTTTTGCAGGAATGTTCTCATACCGAACAGGCGGTGACAGTACAAATACTAATCTCGATGTATTGAGCGGTGGTGACAGTTCAACTGCTCCGACAAATACAACTTCGGGCGGTAGTAGTATTGAACCGCTTACAATAATTCCTGATTATATAAGAGCATTGCCTCTTATTAAGAATTTATTACAAAGAGTAGAACAGTTAGAACAAATGGTAGCAGCATAAGAAAAGGAGAAATAAAATGACTACAACGACAGAAACAATTCAAGTCAGACAAGATACTTCAACAAATTGGAGTACAAATAATCCTGTACCGAAAGCAGGAGAATGGTGTTTTGAAACAGACACAGGAATTGTAAAAATGGGTGACGGTTCAACGGCTTATAATTCGCTTGTACCGTACAGACAGACAACGGCAACAAAAACAGAATTAGATAAACTGCACGGGTTATCTACAACAAGTACAGAATTAGGTTATGTACACGGTGTAACATCTGCAATTCAAACACAAATCAATTCAAAATTTGCTAAAGCAGATATTCAGACATCTTTTGGTTCAACTCTATCAGATGAAAAAGTTGCATCTGAAAAACTTGTTAAAAACAATCTTGATGCAAAGCAAGATAATATAACTGTTGCAAATAGCAGTATGCTCAAAGCAAGTGTATTATCTGCTATGAATATTGTCGGTGAAAATAATTCTGGCAGAAGATATGATGAGCCAAAAACTCTTGCTAAAATGATAAGTGCTGCACATTCAAATTTTGATGCAAGCAAATTTACACAACATAGTGATAGCACTCCTGTTATAATTACTTCTGACGGTATTGCAAGTGGGTTTGTTTCTTCTACAAACTTCTTAAATGCAACATACACAGCGACAACACCAACAACTTCTATTGATATGTGGGATAAAGTTATTATAACTGATACTACTGAAACAAGCGGAGTATATTGTGCTATTGATGGTAATTTGAGACTGCAAAGAAGTTCCGCTACTGCTATCGGCATAAGAGGTTTTTTAGGCAATTTGGCTTGTGATGTTTCAGGGCTAACACTCGCATTAAATGATGAGGTCATTATCCACGCAAACGTAACAGGCACAGGTGCTACGGTTGATGTTTGGGTAAACGGTGAAAAATCAAGCCATAGTGTTGAAAGCACAAATACAATAGGTATAGCATATAGCAATTTGGTTGTAGGCGGTCAGTTCAGCAATGGTAACTATTCCCCGTCTAATTCTGTTGATTTGAAATATCAAAAAGTATTATTTGACGGCATCCCTGTATTTAACGGATGTAAGACAGGCATAGACACAATTAAGCCTGATGGTTATACTGCTGTTGGCACACCTACTATCACAAGTGACGGTATTGCAAGCGGATTAGACAGTAACAATTATGTGAAATTAACTAACAGTATCACATTAGGCACTGATTTTGAATTATATATTCCGTTTACATATCCTGCAGATGCAAGCACAGTTACTTCCCCGAATAACTGTATAATGAGGGCGCAGAGTGGTAGTAGTTTCAGAATGTTATGTAATGCTTATGCTAATGGTAGTGTTAATTTCAATATGTCTGACGGCACTAATAGTCTTGGTACTCCAAAAGTAATACCTAATTATGTAATGAACGCAAACGAAAGTGCAATTATTGTTATCAAGCAGAAAAATCAAACTTGCACATATGGTTACATCAAGAATGGTGTTTATACGCAGACAGGTACAAAAGAAGATTTTCCTCTTGATATGCCTGAAATAGATGTTTTTTGGTTTGGCAGAGGTTCAGGAACAAGTGCTTGGGTGGGTAGTATAGACCTAAATGCCATTAAATTCTATAAATATGGTGATTTGGTTTACCAACCATGTTTGAAAATTCCATATGCCAAAACTGCTGACGACAAGAAGTTTATTGCTCCTGTATATGAAGATAGAGCAAAGGATATGGCTGAACAGTTTGGAGTTGCTCCATACCATATACTTGATGAAACTAACGGCAATTTTGCATTTCCGTATGGTTCAGTTGAGGAAAAAGTTGCTCCGAAAATTGTTGTCGGACACTATGAAAGTGGGGCATCTGCTTGGGAGCAATACCTCGATAGAACAATGATACAAAGGGGTATTATGGTGGCTGATACTGATGTTACATTCCCTTGTAGTGATGATTATGCTAATACTGATTTTGCATTGAGTTGTCCGTTTAGTGCAAAGATTACATCAGGATTTACACCGTCAGCATCAGGAACTTATATTGCAGTAGGTAAATTTTAATAATAAGGAGAAATAAAAATGGAAAAATTATATACAGATGCAGAATATGCGGCTCTCGCAAATGCGGCAATGCAAGAGGGCAAGATAGTTTATAAAATACAAGGACTTGTTGATTATAATGTTGAAGTTTATGAATATGAGAAAAAAATTATACAAGTACCTGTTTATAATGAGCAAGGTGAAGTCATTGGCTATGAAGATAAAGAAGTTGATGATTTAACTAAACCTATCATGATTGAAGTAATTGACCCAGAAACAGGTGAAACGATACTTGTTCATAAACATCATACGGAAGTCCGTCAAAAAATGGCTGAACAGATTGAAAAACAATACAAAGGTTATTACATCTGTTCTGAAAGTAATATTACGGATGGAACACTCAATCCTAACTTTGAGCAGGAATATAAAGAAAGAGAAAGACTGAAATTAGATAGTCTGACATTGACACCTGCTGATGTTGAAAGAGCATTGTATAAGGCACAAGAAATGGACTTTGAAGATTTAAAGGCTTTAATAGTTCAACGAATACCACAAGTAGATATTAAAGAATTATCTATTGAGTTTAGAGCAAAAGACTTCTATAGAGGTGCTACTGCAAGTGGAATGAGGTTATTCGATGTTGTCGGTGCTTTATTAGGCTACTCAACAGAAGATATGGATTATTTATTTATACATAAGGAATTACCTTAATAATGCAAGTACAGCCTATTAGACATCCCAGCCCAAATCCTGTTTTTGGTATTTATATTGGTCATAGAAAAACCCATTATGGTCAGTACACATGGGGAAAATTCAAAGATTACAACATTGAAATATATGAAGATACCAAAGATAAAATGAAGTTACAATATGTCTCAGACATATTAAGACGTTGGGTAAAATCTAAACTTATATATTTCCAAAATGGTATAAAAAAGATTACAAGGAGTGAAAGATTATGATACATCCAATTAAGGCATTTAACAACTTAATTTTAAAGAACTTTATTAAAGACGCATTAGAACATATACCTGAACTTAAACAGGCAGGTTTAAAGTATCTAAAGGAGCATAAAGATGAAATTTTGGAGTGCGTTAAAAAAGCGATTGTTTCAGCAGTCAGAAAGTTCATCGAATCAAAAGCAAAAACAATATAAGTTTGTACTTAGCCCCACTAAACGGGGCTTTGTTTTTTGGTTCAATATAAAGTTTTAGGTGGGATTATGATACATTACAAATCTGCGTTTAAAGATTTAGCACCTGAAGAATTAGACGGGTGGTTGAAACTAAACAGAGAACAACTAATAGGTAGTGCAATATTTACAAGTGCAAATAAATTAACAGCAAAACTGATTAGATGGGTTGAGAGTCTTAAGTGTGGGAAGAAAGGATTTACTCCATCTCACACAGGTGGAATCATTGAATATATGGATGATTTGTATATATTTGATGTTAAACCATTGAGGTCAAGTGTACAGCCATTAAGAAACTATTTGCTTTGTACTGATGATGATTACGCATTGGTATTGCGTGACTATGAACTTGATACAAAGATGTTTTCATTGAATTGCATTTACCATATAGGAGACTTTTATCCGTTTATGAGTGCAATCAGAAGTGTGTTTACTAAAAGACAGACAAAGAACGCACAGCATTGTAGTGAGTTTTACTTAAGGGAACTACAGAAGCAGGGGCTGTTTACTAATGTAAATGCAGAGATAAGCCCAGATGAATTATTACATTTGTTAGTGAAAGGATAATATGCCAAATTATAAATTACTCCCGAAACAGACAGAGTTTATGCAGATACCCCACGATAAAGACCTTGATGTAGTTATATACCAAGGTGGATTTGGTTCAGGTAAAACATTTTGTGGTTCATTATTAGGTATAATGCTTGCAAGAAAGTTTCCTGGAAGCAGAGGATTGGTAGGTGCTAAGGAATATGAGTTAGTAAAGAATACGACAATGGACTCATATTTTGAACATCTGGATGTTATGGGATATGTAAAAGATGTAGATTATATCTACAACAAAAATGACAAGAAGATAACATTTTCTAATGGAAGTTCAATCATTTTTAAAGGTGTAGAAGACCCAGAAAAATTTAAGTCATTGAACTTACATTGGATAGAGATAGAAGAATGTTCACAGATAAGTGATAGTTCATTTAAAGCACTATTAGGTCGTCTCAGAGGAAGCATTAAGAAGGACTGGAATGGATTTAGATACAGATTATTTGGACATACTAACCCGCAGGCAAACAAGGGTTGGATATGGAAAAGATTTGTAGAAAACCCAAGAGATAATTACAGACTTATTATTGCACCGACATCTGAGAACAAGTATTTACCAGACCACTTTGTGCAATCATTAAAGGATGAGTATGACCCAGAGTATTACAGAATAAACGTATTAGGTGAATTTGGTAACTACTCATCAGGTTTGGTTGTTAAGGGATTTGATGATGATAACATCAAGGAATTGAGATATAACAACTCATTACCATTATGTTTGACTTGTGACTTTAACGTAGACCCGATGTGTTGGGAAGTAGCACATATTGATGATGAGAATGTGTATTTCTTTGATGAGATAGTAGTAGAGAATACATCAACACAGGAGTGTATAGATGAGTTTATCAGAAGATACCCAGACCATAAAGGAGATATTTATATATTTGGTGATGCTGCAGGGGATTTCAGAAATACTGCATCAGAATTTACCAACTATATGATTATACAAAGGTCATTAGAGAAAGCGGGATATAACCCAGAATTTAAACTGAGACATTTTAACCCACCAATATTGAGAAGAATACAGTCATTTAATGCAAGAGTAAGAAATGCTAATAATGAACCTCATGTATTTGTGGATAAGAGATGTAAGTGGCTGTTGCACAACGTGTATAACTTGTCATTTAAAGAAGGGACATCAATAGTAAATGTACCTACAGTAAAACAGATACAGAATGACAGAGAAGCGAAGTTTTTGGAACATCCATTTGATGCTGCAAGTTATCTTGTAGAATACTTACATCCTATACGATAAAAATCGTCATTTAGGCGGGTTAAATTTAAAAGAGGATAGTTTATACCTAACCAACTATAAACTCTCAAATTTGACCATTATTTTACTACAAGGAGAGAACATTTATGAAAAGAATTATCATACATTGGACAGCAGGTACAAATTATGCTTCAGATTATGATAAAAACTTTTATCACTTTTTAGTTGATAAAGATGGGAAAGTCATATTAGGTAGACATAAACCAGAAGACAATGAGAACTGTAATGATGGTAATTATGCAGCACATTGTGGTGGTGGTAACACAGGAAGTATAGGTATTGCATTATGTGGTATGTATGGATATAAAAGTGCAGCGAATGTAGGCAAATATCCTGTAACTAAAAAACAATGTGAAAAACTGTTTCAGTTTGTAGCAGGATTATGTAAGAAATATTATTTGAACATAACACCAGATACAGTAATGACACATTATGAATTTGGGCAGAAACACCCGAATACATCAAGTTTTGGTAAAATAGATATAATCTATTTACCTCCTTACCCCGAACAAACTAAAGAATGTATAGGGAATTTTATACGTTCTAAAGTTAGGTGGTATTACTCGAAAATACTATAACATTCCAATACTCTATTTTGAGACCCTATAGCCTTGGCATTAACTTGTCAAGGCTTTTTTATTGCACTAAAAAAGAGAGGATTTCTCCTCTCTCTCTTAGGTAGAAAGCACTACTTATTTTGGGAATAATTCATTATATATCTTGTGTCCATTCTGTGTCCACTTTTTTACAAATTTCAAAAATGAAATCAAGATATACTTGCGTTTCAGCGATTAAAAATTGATTAAGAGTCAACTGCTCTACCAACTGAGCTACAAGTCCATTTGATTTGTGTAGTCTATGTTAGCACGAACATATTTGTTTTGCAAATTATGGTCGTGGGGTGGCTGTGTCCATTCTGTGTCCACTTTTGTGTAAAAAATGTTATGGACACATCCCCTCCTTGTACCCTCAATATGAATTAAGAATGTTAATCGCATACTTCTTTCTTTCGGGTACTGCGTGGGCATATCTCATAGTAGTGGATATATCGGCATGACCAAGTATTTCTTTTACTACAGTTAGTTCAACACCTTTTTCAACAAGTCTGGTTGCTACTGTATGTCTAAGGTCGTGAAACCTGAAGTTTTTAATCCCCGAATTTCTGATAGCCGTATTCCAGCATTTTTTAATATCGCCTATTTTTTCACCTTCTATGTTAAACACGTATTCACAAGTCTTAGGAATACTGTTTAGAACATTAAGGAGTTTACTTGATATAGGAATTTTACGGGACTTACCTGATTTAGTTTCAAGTAATTCTATGAACCCAAACTCAAAGTCTATATTACTCCATTTCAGGTTGAGTATTTCACCTTTTCTCATGCCTGTCTGTAGTGCTGTAGTAACTATGTCTTTTAAGTATTTAGGGCTTTTCTCCAGAGAAGAATAAAGACTATTTTCTTCAACTTTAGTAAGGAATCTTATCTTAAAATTATCTTCTCTAAGTCTTTTCATATCCTTAGCGGGGTTATATTTGATTAACCCATTAGCAATTCCAAGATTAAACATTTTACTAAGCAAGGCTTTATATCTGTTAATAGTAGAATGTTTTACTTTCCTTTGGTTAAATAGATAGTCTTTAAACTCCTCCAGTTTATGTGGAGTAACATTAGTCGTGTTTATATCTCCAAAAAACTCTTTAACTATTCCAAGCATTACACAATCTGTTCTAAAACTTCTTTTGTTCAGTCTTGAATAATTAAAATAGAGTTGTAGTAGAACCCCCATTTTGACGAGTTTTTCTTTTTTAGGATAGATTGTACCTATCTCGCCTAAACTTTTAAATTTAAGCCGTTGTTCCATATCTCTGGCATCTTTTAAAGTAGAAACTGGTAAAAGTTTATGTTTCCTTTCGCCATCAACTTGGAAACGGCAATAGTATTTACCGTTCTTTCTGTATACTGACCTGACAATACTCCTTTGAAATTAAAATACATGATGAGTGCATGTCGGGTCAATAGTTCATGAAGTTTCATGAAGTTAATAATTTTGAGTTGTAATAAAATCTAATTCATCAACAATCCTATGAATACTATTAGAATTATGTTCATTTAGTAAGTGTGCTATATCATATAGTAAACATATTAAATTTCTATATGCTTTATGACCTACTTTTGTCATATCATCTGGCAAGTAGTCAATATATATTCTACGCTTCCTAAATAACTGTTTACTTTTCGGTGCAAACTTATATTCTTTTAGTATATCTTCTAATGTTTTCATATTTATTCTTCCCAATCATCATCCAATGCAGTACAGGTTGAGATATAATCTTCATCTATAGGGTCTGTGTTATGTTTATATAAATCTACATTGTACCCAACATCATTACGGCATATATGCACAAGCAATTTGTTATTGACTATAACATCATAATAGTCATAGTCTTTTATCTTAATATGTTTTATATGACCTTTGTCCATAATTTCTCCTTAAAAATTGGGAATGCTTGGGCTTGAACCAAGAACACATCGCTTATCGAGCGATTGCTCTACCACTTGAGCTACACTCCCTTGAAAACAGTTCGTTTTTAATGAGGTGAGCCGCTTCCAAGACCTCCATTATCTACAGGGATATAGTAGTAAACTTATTCTAAGTTAAGCATTTCTTTTACTTTTTCTTCACCCCATCCTGCGGCACATAAAAAATCTCTTAGTTTCCATATAAGGTCTTCTACTGTTATATGTGCGCTAAACTCTGATGTGATTATATCTTTATCATCAATAAGTTGTAGTTTATATTTATATTCTTTGTTCTCCATCTTTAAGTTCTTTCTTTATTTGTCTTTTCCATTTAAGTCTTTCCATCTTCCTTGTCCACCATTTTTCATATCTGGTGAACTCATCAAACCAATCTCTCATAAAGTTAGGTTTCTGATGTTTCATTCCTCTATCCTTTCAAAATATCTGCTATACTTTGTTTTTCTCAAAAATGTATATCCATATTGCAATCGGCATAAATAGGATATTTACAAAATCTATATCTTTAAATTTTGCATTATTTTGTATTAGTTGCAAAATCACTAATGGCAAACCAACTATATAACAAATTACAAAATATCCTATAACCCCAATTATTATTTCATTCATTCTCTTGTTCCTCCAATACCCATTCAAGAGCATATATAAAACCCTCTTGATAATAATATGCGGGACTTTCTGCAAGCATTTTAAGGATTTCTTTATGTTCTTTTATTCCGTCTTTTATACTTTCTTCTGTTCTCATCCCTCGCACTCCTCTATTTTGTTATTACAAAATAATTCTCATCAAGTTCTTCATCATATTTACTTGATATATGTGGTTCATATATTTCAAAATTTTCGCTAACATAAATATCTACATCATCGTTAAGTGCTAATAAAATCTTTTTAAATGTTTTTACTTTCATCTATTCCACCTCCTGTATGTCTAATAAAGAGAGTATTTTTTCAGCAAAAATCTTTTCACCTAAACAAACAAAGTGCGTATCAAAACATTCGCAAGTCTTACATTCATATTGTGCTTTCTTGCATTTCTCTACAATCTGTTTTAATAAGCAATCAGGGCAATTCTTACACAAATCATCATCTGTTAATCCGCATTGATTAAATATGATTTCACCTGTTGAATAATAACTCGTCGTTAGATTGGGGCAATTATTTATAATGTACTTATCGCTCATTGGTTTGCTCCTTTATCTTTTTAATAATTTCATTCAACCCTTTTGTATTACAGTTTATGTAATCAGGTGTTTCTTTCATAAATTCTCTGCATAAAGTTTGTCTGGTACTTTTAACTGTTACATCATTGCCCGTACACCAACCTATGCCAAATACCGCAAACCAAGATAGAGGGATTGCAAATATCCAAAATATTTTACTTTCATCGTCGCTCATTGGTTATTCCCCTGTAATAGTTGTTTCATCCGTTTAGCACATTCTTTATATCTTTCAGCACAAGTTCCATTCGGTTCATATTTACAACCATCACAAGCGGAACCGTCAATATAAATTTTTGCAAATTTCAAATACAAATCTTCACTTCTCATTGGCTTGCTCCTTTATGTTTTTTCTTTGCTTTTATCCAACAATCCGAACAAATTTCGCCATAAATTTCAAAGTCATAGTAATTTGAAAATAATCTTATTTCTCCATTTGTACTATCCATTCTTATTTCTGTCTTATCAGGTAGCTCTAAACAAATGACATCAGAACATTCGCCCTCTTTTATACCGTCAGAAATCCAAATTTGCCGATAACCGCTGCTATGTTTTCTTCTTGTAGGTTTAAATTCTATCATCCTATCCTTTCAATATCTTTCTTTCTGCATAATCTTTACCCATAGTAAAGCCGACAATAAAAACAAATATACAATATAACCAAATACTCATCCCCTACACCTCCGCTTTGTTGATTATGTCTAAAATTTTAGTCGCAAGTGCTTGACGACCTCTTAATATATCTTGGTTTTCTGCAATGCCTTTTATCTCTTGCAGGCAGGTTTTGTATTGTTTTGCCATATATTGATAACTTTGATAGCGTCTGTCTTTTTTAGCAAGTTTATACTTTAACTTCCATTCACTTTTTGTCATATCTTTATCTTCAAAAAGCATATAGTTTACTGTTTTAAGTTGTTCTTTTTTTCTGCGAATTATAGAATGTAATTCATCATTTATTCGTTTCAGCCGTTCATTTTCGGCTTTGAGTTGTTTAATATCTTCCATATCTTGATTAAGTTGTAATTGCAAACCACAACCCCAACAACCGCCTACATCTTTAAATTCTTCAAGTCCTTTTTTAGCCATATCTTTAAACTGATTATATTCATCAAACTGGCTTTTGGATATTTGAACAGTTACATCTTCACCGTCATTTATAACTAATTGACCTAATAATATTTCATTTTCCTTTTTCAGCCGTTCGTTTTCTTCCTGCAACTTGTTTATTTGTTCAATACTTAACATTTTTTATCCTCCAGCACCCATTCAAGAATGCTTAACTGTGCATAGAGTCGTATCTGTATTGCTTCAATTTGGCAATCTTTGTCGTCAATTGCATTTTCAATCCACTTTATTCTGTCTTGTATATCTTCTTTAGTTTTCATCTTTTTCCTCTTTGTTATTTATCCAAATCAACAACAATATGACAGGTGATAGTACTAAACCTAATGCACCCACAACAGGTAAAATAACAATACCTAATATGTTCTTAAGCATTTTGCTGTTCCTCTCTCATCTTTTTTAGTTGCACTAATAACGGGTTAAGAATGCATTTAGACGGTTCCATATTACATCCGCAACCTGATACTTCTTTCCCCAGAAAATCAATAGTAGTCCAGTTTCTGCATGAAATACATGCTGCTACAAATGCATCTTTCATCAGTTCTCTTAATTTATCTGTGTCCATCTCTCCCCCCTGTTATGGTTTGCGGGGGATTTGCACCCCCAAGCCCTTAAAGGAATCATCCAATATGCAGCCAAACCTTACCACCAAGCGTAGTATTCATACGTTTCGTGTTCATTTATATTCTCTAATTTCTCTATAGTTCTTTTCACATCACCAAAATAGTATTCATCATAGTCTGTACTACCAAAGAAGAATCCTTCTCTTGTAGGTAAAAGTTCTTCAGCCTTTTCCTTACTTTGCATTACTTCTTTGCATAAGTCGACTAATTCTTTTAGTTTGTGCCCACTTACTTCATAAGTACCACCATCGTCATTACCATTCTGTACGTTTTCTACAAACCAATTGTGTATCTGATTTGCTTTTCTCCAGTAAGCAACTTCTGTTTTGTCACTTACTCTTGTTAGAAACATATCTAATCCCATAGTTTTCCTTTCTGAATGCTCAAATCTGAGCGATAATTTTTTTTATGATACATTTATCACCTTTTACAAAAACTCTTAAATTTGGGCAGTGTACTACTACACAGATTTAATGTTTCTGTTTATGCTTAACTAATTTTTCTGCATTAACTTTAAACCTTTCATTCTGTTCTTCTGTTCTGTAATCTGAAGGCTGCTGTTTATCAAAGTCTATACCTAACTTTTCACAACACTCCCTGCAGTATTTCCAAGTAGGTATTTTGGTTGATGCAATTGTTAAGTCTTTATCCACCCATCTGTTATTACAAGTTCCATTTCTTGTATTACGGCAGTCATGAGCAACATAGTTCATTATTCTTCTCCTCTAAAATATCTCGCTTCTAATACTCTGCCTACAAGTTTTATGATTTCAATTATGTCGTCACTTGCAAGAGATGTGTTCATAGGTGGTTCAATCAGATAAGGTAATCCTTTATCATCTAATGTCACCTTAATTTCATTACCTTTGTAGTTTACATATAGTGATTGCTTAGGCTTTTTTCTTTTCTTGAATAAGTTCTTTATAAACTTCCATATCATATATACCTTCCTTATCTTTAATCTGGTTAAGTTTAGTTTTCTTCCATTTATTCTTCACCACCCACATAGCAGTGTCTAAACTAACTTGCGGGTTTGAGTTCCATATCTCCGTCATCAAAGTCCATTTGTATAATGTTTCTTCTATTATTTCCAGTTCCTTGTCTGTTACTACCATCTTCTTCCACCTTTGTTACTGTCACTTCTATTCTTGGGTTCTCTTTATCTGTGTAAACTCTTGAACCATCTATACTCTGTACAATGTTGACATTATCATCCTTGATGAACTCTGCCTTAACTAAAGCATCACAAAGTGCTTGCATATAGTTCACTAAGTCACTTTTATATGCTTTCTCTCTGTAAAAGACTGCCTGTAAGTTAATTGGGAAATCAATAGGTTGAGTGTTCCCAAAAAGTAGTCTTATCTGTTCTACTACTAAGTTCTCAAAGTCAACATACTGTTTACTTGGAAGCAATAAGGTCTTCCCATTTTTTAATCTTATTATTCTTGAGTGGTTCTTCTTTGTTGTCGGTTTTACTGAGATTGTAAATTTTATCCTGTATTCTCCCTCCTATATTAAACGTGTACGGCTTCTCTTTTATCTTTTGTGTTTCCCCGAAGAAGTCTAACGGGACTGTAGTATTACTTTCACCAAATCTGTTCTTGGCTACTATAAACTCCATATTCTTTTTAGGTCTGTTCTCATCAAATGCTGCAGGTCGATACACAAACCACACCATATCAGCATCCTGTTCTATCTTGCCAGAGTCTCTCAAGTCTGATAGTTTAGGTCTTTTATCATCTCTTGACTGAAATTCTCTGTTTAACTGATGTAATGCTACGATAGGTTTATTAGATGCCATAGCAAGAAGTTTTATATCTCTTGATATGTTAGAGAATTTCTCATAAGTTCCTTTAGTTTCATACCCGTTAATAAGACCTAAGTAATCTATAAAGACTATATCTGATTTAGACTTAAGCACAACTCGTTTGAGTTCATTTATAGAGACAGTTTGTTTTGGGTAGATGTTAATATTTAACTTGCTTAACTCTGTCTCAGAATAGTTCTTGTAAGTAAGTCTGTCTTGTTCAGTTAACTCAAATGTTCTAAATTTCTTAGCATCTATACCTGTCTCACAACAGATTATTCTTTGGTTTAACTGATACTTTGGCATCTCTAATGAGAATATGTCTACACTCTTGCCAGACTTTGCTATCCCTATTGCAAGGTTAAGCATAAAACAGGTCTTACCTCCACCTGTTGAGCCTGCAAGTACCACCATATCTCCGCCTTGTAATGAACCAATTGCTTGGTTTACACTTTTATACGGAGTAAATATAGCAGAGTCTTTCCTTTTATCGTAAATACTAAGAGCATCTTGGCTGTCCTCCGATATAGAACTCATTTCATCCGATACAGACAACATATTTCTTTCATTTATGAGTTCTTGTATTGTGTCTATATCCTTTGCTTCTCTTATAGCAGTTATGTAATATCTTTCTTGTACCTTAGAGATGAAATTAGTTAAAGTAGGTGCAGGAAACCAATATGTCTCTAAAGCATACATGTCTGGAAGTATTAGCGGGTTAACAGTTTCTATCTTGGAGTAAACTATTTCTCTAAACCTATCTGTGCCTACTAAAAATTTGTTTCCACCATTTGCTTCTTCTTGTATAATCTCATAGACTTGTCTTGTTCTTATATCAGAAAACATTCTTGCAGGTAATCTGTTGAATGTGTCTTTGTAGTTATCGTACTTTATACTTTCTGCATATAGGAGTATTGCTAATATAGTTCTCTCATCTTTTAGTGCTTCTGTTTCTTGATACATCTAACCTTTTCTCTCCCTAATACCTGTTTTCTTTAACAGGGAAAATTCCTTGATAATTGTTTGCGATACTAAATTCTATTATCTCGCTTGCTTTGTCAAACTCTTTATCAGATAGTTTTAGTAATCTTTTAACAGCCATCTTAAACCCGATATGAGTATAGACTTGTTTCTTTTCTTTCTTATATGTAAGCCATACTTTTATCAATACAAGAAATCCTTCTATGTCTTCTACTTCTTCTGATTCAAGTATTTCTCTTGCTTTTTCTAATCGGTCTTCGATGGAGTCTTTTTTAGTTTCTTTATTATTATCTATATTATTTACTATATTATTAGGTAAACTTTGTTTAACGGTACCATTAAACTTTGTTTCATGAGCCATTAAACTTTGTTCACCACTATTAAACTTTTTTGTATTTGTTTTGTAAGTGCAGTATTTTATGCTACCTTTTTGTGTTTCGTTCTTGATTATATAGTCTTTTTCTAATAGTTTCTTTAAGTTTTTAAGTACACCCTGTTTAGTTGAATTTGTCCAAGTAGCCAAATATTGCAGACTACCATTAAACTCACTCTCATTGTCTTGACTAAATCCATGAATGATAGCAAACACTAAAAGTTCATTACCTTTAAGATTTAGTTCTTCAACCATCCATCCTTGTATTGTTATGTATTTGCCTTCAAGTTTCCTGCTATCTCTCCTTTCTGATGTCTATAGCAGAGGGAGGAATTGAACCTCCTGTCCCCAGGTCAGGAGCCTGATATGTTTCCGTTACACTACTCTGCTAAAAAGAAAAAGGCTGGGTTAAAGCAATTATCAGGAGTCGTTTATTACATACGTATAACACTATCCCCAGCCCGAGTATTGTCCAAGTCAAATCTTTTTTTAAACCTCCATCTTGATTTATTTATCAAAGTATGCTATACATTGTAATATGTTTATAGACATTGTATCATAAAGATACACATTTGTATAGAGTATTGGAGTCAAATATGAATAAAAGTAACGATAGTGAAACTATCCGTAATATCTGTGACAGATATGATATTACTCAATCTGATTTAGCCCGTCAGACAGGAAAAACAAGACAGTACATTTCAAACATCGCTAACGGTAAGATGGCTATAAGCAAAGAGTTATTTGATAATTTAAAATGTCTATATCCATCTGTTTTCCCTATTACTGATTTCAAGTTCCCCAACGATATTACAAACACTACCGTTACAGAACTAAGAGAGTTCTACAAGTTATCCCGTGCTTCTTTAGCCAAGATTCTAAATGTAAGTCCGTCTCTTATCGGGCATATTGAGAAAGGTGAACGGAATATAAGCAAATCTTTCAAAAGAAAGTTAAGAGAAGCATTCCATTCTTCTAACAATCAACCTATGACATTTGATGAGTTTACCAATAGAAATGACGTTACAGTCATAACTATTGATAAAAACACCAAATATCTTCTGATTAAGTTAGTCTGATGCCAAATGAAAGTGTTAACTATGCGTAGCCTTCAAATTCATCAGTAGGGCATTTAAACCCATAGATACTGATTAACCCTAACCTAACAGATTTGATTATTAGTTCTGTTTTTGAGTGAACATGTAGTTTCCTATACATTCTCTCAACGCTTTGGTTTATCGCTACCTGACTTCTGTTAAGCATATTTGCTATGTCGATGTTTTTGTAAGCGATAAGTACCAATATAGACAGTTCTTTGTCCGTCAGCGTTATTGCCATGGCAATTCACCCTGAGCAGGTTCTTCTTTTGCCTGAAAGGGTTCGGTCGCTACAAACTCTTTTTTGTCTTGGTCATAAGATACTTTCTGTGCATCAAAGCCAATGAGTTTGATTGCTTCCACCTGCTTTCCTTCTTTACTTGTATATTTGTCAATATCAAGTTTACCTGCAACGTGTATATAATCACCTTTCTGTATTTTTTCTGCTACTTTCTCAGATGCGTCTCCAAAGAAAGTAATCCAAAAACCATTGTAATTATCATCTTTTGCTTTCTTGCTTAAACATACTCTTGTATATGTTTTTCCATTTTCTAAACTTTTAAAGTCAACGTAATTACATCTACCTATCAGTTCAAAAGTATTTCCGTTAATCATGCTACATTCCTTTCTGGTGCTATAAAATTCTTTCCTAACTGTTTCTTTAATTGCAATAAGATTGCTTTACCACTTTCTAAGCCTTGTTTAATCTCGTTTATTGCTTCTGTATCTGGTTTTACTCTAAACAATTGATAATTCGGGTTAAAGTTCGGGTTAAATACGAAATAATCACACCATTCCCTTCCTGTTACATACAATTGCATTTGCATCTGGTCATAGTGTTCTTTACTAATCTTACCTGTTAATGACAAATCAACAAACACATTATCAGATAAGTTCTTTATTTCTATTAACCCGTCTTCACCCACTAAGCCATCTGGGCTACAACCTACATGTTCATTGAGTTCAACAAACCCAACCTGAGTTACATCCTCACCTGTTTCTAAATGATAGATTTCTCGGGCTATATCTTCCCATCCATTACCTCTATCCATGTGAGCATTGGTGTAAGCGTTCACATACGCTTCATTTTCACCTGATGAGTAATACTCAGTAATCATTTTTTTACATAAGGTCTTTAATCCCGCTCCATTGGCTCTTATTGTGTTAGCATGAGAAGCAGTAAAGTGTAATAACTTCACCTTAAACCACTCCTCACTTCTTTGTTCCATATAATATATTTTCATTAGGCAATCCCTTTAATCTTTTTACCTTTGTCTGTAATTAACTTCAAAAGTTTCTTATTACTGGAGATAGTGCCCTTATTTGCTTCGTAAATTTGTTTTAGGATAGATTCATCATCTGCACCATTTATCTCTTGTTCTATGGTTTCTACAATACCTTTCTTTGTTTCTTCTGACATTGTATCTAATGCTTCTGGTAAATCTTCACCTGCATAGATGTATATACCTAATCCAAACATTGCTAAGTTCTTAACAAGACATCTCATAATAGTCTTATTTACATCAAACATAGTTGCTGAAGGTACAATTACTTTCTTGCCTAACTTAGTTACAAACTCTTGTTCAACAGATTTCATTGCTCTGTTATTAGAATCCATAACTGGCAACCACATTTCATAAGTTAAGTCTCCAGCAGTTACTTTGGTTGTAACCATATATCCAGTCTTTTCATCATACATGTATGGTACATAGTTCCCATCTTTATCTACATATTTTGTTATCTCATAAGTTGCTTCTGGGTATACTTTTTTAAACTCAACCCAAGCATAAGTCCAACTAAGATATGATAGTTCTACACCACCTGCTTTTTTCTTTTCTATTTTGTCATTAACATTTATCTGACTTAATTTCTCAAACATTGTTGCTGCCATTTACTTCTCCTTAAATTCTTGTTTCAACTTTTCTTGTATTAAAGTTATACAGGTCTCTAAGCATTACTGCATACTCAACTGCTGTTCTGCAATTATATGCTACAGTAGGGTATTTGATTGATTGGTCAATCATTTTATTCCATTTAAAGTTTATTAGTTTAGATATTTCTATAAGACCTTGTATCAATCTGCCTGTTGCTTTCATTTTAATATTTTTTATTACAGTACTTATATTCTTAAATTGGTTTTCTACTTTAAGTGCATCTTCTTTTGTAAATATAAGTTCTCCATTTCTAATTGTTTTACTTAAATTTCCTGATGATTTTTTACCTAAGCCTATAATGAATACTGTTTCTGCTGTTGTATGATATTTTTTCATTAAGTCTAATACTCTTATATAGTTTTTGTTATCATACTTTTGTGCATAGTACTTTAAGTAATCATTAGCAGACCATTTCTTTTGTATTGCATTTAAGTCAATAAGAAGACTTTCTGCATCATTTATGATTTCATAATAGATAGGTAATCCCATTTCTACACATGCTATGAATCTGTGTTGCCCATCTACTATATTCATATTTTCATCAACTATAATCGGGTTACTTGTTATATAACCGTGTTTTGTAATACTATCTTTTAATTGGTTGATGTGGCTTCTTGTTAAGTTTCTGTTTTGTTTTAAGATTTTGAATTTCTCGTATTTGTCTGTTACACTCATTTTTCTACCTTTCTTCTACTTTTCTTCTACTATGTTGTTTAACTCATCTATTGCACCATCTCTCTTTGCTTTCTCAAATAGTGCCAAGGCAACTTTCTTTGCTTGAATTTCATTAAGAGTAATATGGTGCTTCTTATAGACGCTCTCTGCAACGTCTTTTGCTAACTTATCTATAGTCTTAAATTTATTGTATTCCTTCCTGTCTTCGACTTCTGTGCTAAACTCTTGTGTCAAGTCTTCAACTCCCCAAGTTTCATCATAGGCAGTCTGCAACCTACTATGCAAGTTGTTCACCACATCTATCATTTGTTTTATAACCTTCTTCAAAATTATCTCCATACCTACATTTTATCATTTTATCGACATTTGTCCATGAAACATGTACTTTTGTATCTTTTGTAAGTCTACTTATATCCCATTGATGTTGTAATCTTAAATATTCTTCTTTTGCTATTTGGTTTAATATTTCTTGCTTCTCATCATAATCTGCATCAAAATATTCTTCTTCCCAATAGTGCATATTATTTCTCACAATCTAATTTTCTATCCATATCCATCAATATGTCAGATAGTCTTAATAAGTTATTACATACAGAATGAGGGGCATTATCATGTTCATCTTCTTCCATAAATTGTTCCCATTTACTATAAATGTGTCTTATGTCTTCTCTAAACATTATAAATATTGCTTCTTCTGCACTTAAGTTCATATTAACCTCCTAATGTTCGCTTGGCAGTAGTATTACATTGTTTTCCATCCATAAAGTAAACTCCCCATCATCTGGTAATTTAGAGTATGGATATGTTTCTTTGTATAATTTGTTTTTATTCCCATCTTCATAGTTCACTACTACACCTTTATCTGTTTTAGTAGTTTTTATTACTATGAAGTCTTCATCTTTTAAGTCTTTACTTTGTTTATTACACATAATGTCTGTTACCAGCCAGTATGCACTTGCTTTATCTACAAAGTACTTCACTCCGTCTGTTATTACATACGGAGCAAAAGGGATTACTTTATAGTAGTTTTCAGTTCCATAAAATTGTTTTAATTCTTCTTTGAGTGTCATTATTTCCCTTTCATAAAAGCACTATGGTGTAGAAATGTTACTTCCTACACCATTTATTGTGCCGTTCAACCGCAGCGGTTAAACCCTACCTTTTAATTATTATCGCATTTGGTAACGGGTCTGCTGTTATTTCAGCGTGTGTTAAGACTTTCTTTTCGTCTGTTTCTATACCTCTTATTACACTTGTTACCCATGCAGATGTTAGTTTATAAATGTGTATGATATTTACTGCTAAACAAGTATTTTCTTCTTCTTTTTTTACTTTAGGTACATTGTATTGTTCAAATGTTTTTGCAAGCAATTTAAGACATTCAGTGCTTTCACATTCAAGTTTTTCACCACATTGCCTTACACAGATATTTAATGTTTCACCATCTGTTATATCTTCAAATTTGTTTTGTATACCTAATATATCTGCGTATCTTTTACAATCACTATGCAATATGTTTTTACCGTGATAGCAATAATCTTTTACTTCTTGTTCTGTCCAATTTGTTGTTTCAGGTACTTCTTCTTTTTCAAGTTGAGCACCATCTTCTTTTAGCAAGTTTTCATAGTATTCCATCTGTTCTTTATCTGATGTATCTATGAAATACAAAGAACTTTCCAATTCATTATATCTTGTATCAATGATGTACTTAGTTTGTATTTCACCAGATTTTACTTTTTCTAACAGCCCTAATCTACATTTGATTGTGTCAAATCCACTTATCAAGTATTTAAAACTGTAGTCTACAAAGTTTGCTTCTTCGTATTTCTTGTCTACTGCTATAATACTTGGTGCATTACTTCTTGTTTCTTTTAATATGTTTGCTAATTCTCTTGTTTTGTAGTTCCCCATACCATATATGTTATATGGCTGGTTTCTTAGGTTCTTCTTTTCTAATTTGTCAAAGTCAATCAACATGTACTTATTAAAGTATTCTGTCCTGTTTATTTGTTCCATTATGTTTGCACCCGCAGAGCCACATCCTACGCATGCAATATCCAGTTCTTCTCTTGGGATTTCACCGATTTCATCAACATCTTTAAGTTCGTACTGTTTATAGTAACTGCTTACTAAGTATTTACCTTCTTCAATGTCTTTTTTATCTACTACTGACCAACAAAATTCTGGTCTAAAATTTTGTGCATTCCCTATGTATGCATAT